CACAAGCGTCACGGTCTTAACCACAAGATGAAGTTAGATGACATTGAGATACCTAACTGGAGCAATGAGCAGCGTATCCATGTAGGCATTAAGATGGTGGACATAATCATTAACACCACAGGCGTAGTAAAGTTAGACAAACGTATCAACAAGAATAGAACAGTCTGGCATGTAATCCCTACAGGTGAAACGTCAGAGTGGATTAAAGCCTTCAATGATACCAATTCGATTGCACTACCAAGGTATAGCCCTTGCATAGTTCAGCCAAAAGATTGGGAAGGTTTCTGGGGTGGTGGTTACTACTCTGATCACATTAACAAGTTACCATTCGTGAGGGTTCATACATGAGAAAAGCAGCGCAGGAATATATTAATACAATTGAACAGCTTGACCTCTCACTAGAATATCAGTGTGTGAATGCCTTACAACGAACACCTTGGCAGATTAATAGTTTTGTTGTTGATGTTCTCAGGACTTGTTGGGACAGTGGGCAGGAGTGGGTAGGCTTACCTCCAAGAGACAACTTAGACTTACCAAAGTATCCATTTAGTAAAGAGCCTAAGTATCTTAACGAAGAAGAGATAATAGAATTTAATACATTTAAGTCTGTACGTAAGAAAGTTCACACCATTAACAACAAGAGTATGTCAAGACGTATACAGGTAGAGCGTACCATCCAGATAGCAGAGGAATATAAAAGCATAGGTAAGATGTGGTATGTATGGCAGCTAGATTTTAGAGGACGTAAGTATCCAGTAGAATCTTTCTTATCACCACAGAATGCCGACTACTCCAAAGCATTACTAGAGTTTGCAGAGTCAGCTACTATCACGAAGCCAGAGGAAGCACAGTGGCTCGCTATACACGGCGCTAACGTATTCGGAGTAGATAAGGTTAGCCTAGAAGATCGTGAGATGTGGGCTTATATGAACGCTAACAACGCTGTTGACGTTTATAACGATCCCTTAGGTAACAAATGGTGGCAAGAAGCAGACAAACCTTGGCAAGCCTTAGCATGGTGTAAAGAATGGGCAGAGTATACCACCGCCAGAGCTAATGGGGAGCCGTATGAGACACGTTTACCTTGCGCCAGTGATGGTTCATGTAACGGCTTACAACACCTCTCAGCGATGCTCAGGGACTATGAAGGGGGACGCTCAGTAAACTTAACGCCAAGTAAAGAACCTCAGGACATTTACTCGGACGTAGCAAAGCGGGCAACTGAATTATTAGAACAAGAGAACAATGAACTAGCAACACAGCTACTTAACATTGGTATAGACCGTAAGATATGTAAGAGGCCAGTGATGATTGTACCTTACAGTGGCACAAGGCACTCATGCAGTGCATATATAGCTGATGCTTTGGCTGATAAATGTACAGGTAGTAACCCTTGGGGTGACGATTTCTTTAAACCGGCTAGGTATTTGTCTGGTTTTGTTTGGCAAGCTATCAATGAGGTCATACAATCAGCACATGAGGTTATGGATTACATCAAAAGTATTGCTAAACTGTACTGCGACCACAACAAACCGTTTGAATGGGTGACTCCAACAGGGTTATTAGTGCGACAGGCTTACATAAACACAAATAAATTGAGAATTAAGACACATTTAAGCGGATCTATCGTTAAATTAAACTATAATCAACCAATAGAGAGCGAGATTGATAAGAAAAAGAGCGTGTCAGGTAGTAGTCCTAACTTTGTACACTCGTTAGACGCTGCTGCATTAACCTTCACCGTAGATAAATGTATCAAAGCAGGAGTTGTAGATTTTGCCATGGTTCACGATAGCTATGGAACACACTCACCAAACATGCCGCTACTTAATATGAAACTCAGAGAGGCATTTGTTGAGATGTATAAAGAACATGATGTACTGCTTAATCTCTACACACACGCAGTAACTTCACTAGGGGATGAGGTAGTTGTCCCACCACCACCACAGCGAGGCACGTTGGATATAGAGGAGGTCTTATTAAGTGATTACTTTTTCGCCTAATCTCGAAGGTTCCCCTATAGCCACCACCCCGTTAACATTAACTATATTAGGAAAGAAATAACATGGCTAAAAATATATTAGTATTAGAAGGCAGCGCATTATGGGCTAAAGTATTTGAACCTGATACAAAGTTTAACCCATTGGGTGACTACAGTATCAATCTACAAATGCCGGTAGCTGATGCCGCTGCAATGAGTGAGCAACTAGAAGGTATAGTTCAAGCAAAGTTTAATGAGGCGATTAAAGAAGATCCCCGCCTCAAGAATACGCTGACCACTCAAGACGTATGTGCTACAGTCTTTGATCGTGAGACAGGTGATGACACAGGCTTAGTCGAGTTTAAGTTCAAACTCAAAGCTAAGGTACAGAAACGTGACGGCACTTACTACGAACAACAACCTGCTGTACTGGATTCAAAGAAAGTACCAATCAGTAAAGACGTACTGGTAGGCAACGGCTCTCGTGTTAAGGTAGCCTTTGAACCAATCACGTATGTTATGGCGAGCACTAAGAAAGCTGGTGTCTCACTACGATTGAAAGCCGTGCAAGTAATTGACCTAGTAGAATACGGTAACTCCGCTGCTAGTGTCTTTGATGAGGAAGATGGTTTCGTAGCTCCTCCTGCTACTGAAGCCGCTAATGCTCCTGTAATAGAGGAGCTTGCTGATGCCGCTGACTTCTAGATCGACCCTAGAAGAACGAGTACAGCTTAACCTCAACGCCCGTGGGATAGCTTATGAGTATGAACCTTGTAAGCTACCCTATGTGGTAGAACGTAACTACATCCCTGATCTAAAGATTGGGGACATTTACATCGAGGTCAAAGGTTACTTCCGACAAGATGCTCAACGTAAGATGAGAAGCATGAAGGAACAACACCCTGAGTTAGACATTCGTTTTCTTTTTCAACGTAACAACAGCACAGTGCAGGGAGCTAAGAAAAGAAAAGATGGTACTAAGATGACGTGTTCAGAATGGGCAGAGCGTCATAACTTTATTTACGCAGAGGAGATCATACCTGATGAGTGGTTCAACTAGTTTTAGAATTGAAGTAGCAATAACTGATAACAGTAGTGATGCAGATGGCGCAACAGCTACCATCATAAGACGTGGGGATCATCTAGCCCTTGTCGATTTAGAAGAGGCGTTCACCTCTGCTGTTAAGGGCATGGGTTTTCATGCTGCTGTCGAGATCGAACCTACAGGAATAGAGTAATGGAACAACAGGAGAGTGAATTTTTAATGCACACTCCATGCGAGAAGTGTGGCTCGTCAGATGCAAACAGTTTGTACACTGATGGTCACACCTTTTGCTTTGCGTGTAATACGTATGGGCAATCCCAAGAGGAGGCTAAGGTGATCGAGATTAAACCAGTAGATTTTTTAACAGGAACACATGAAGTATTAGTTAAGCGCTGTCTCACAGAAAAGACAGTTAAGTTTTGGGATTATCAAACAGGAACCTTTAATGGTCAGACAACGCAGATTGCAAATCACAAAACCAAGGACGGCAAGACAGTTGCACAAAAAATTAGAACAGCAGGAAAGAATTTCTCAGTACGTGGAGCAATCAAAGAAGCTGGACTCTACGGACAATGGTTATGGAGAGACGGTGGTAAGAATGTCACCATCGTTGAAGGGGAACTAGATGCCCTCTCAATGTCACAAGCGTTCGATCACAAGTGGCCTGTAGTAAGTTTAAAGACTGGTGCAGCAGGTGCTAAGAAAGATATTAAGCAAGCTATAGAATGGTTAGAGAAGTTTGAGTCTGTCGTATTTATGTTCGACAATGATGAGGTAGGACAGGAAGCAGCTCTTGAATGTGCAGCACTACTATCACCTCGCAAAGCTAAGATCGCAAAGCTACCACTTAAAGATGCAAGCGATATGATTATGGCTGGCCGACACGCAGAGTTAATAGATTGCTTCTGGTCAGCTAAAGGTTTCCAACCAGATGGTATCATTAATGGTGCTGATCTATGGGAAGAAGTATCGACGGAGAAAGAGGTACACAGTGTTCCTTACCCGTATGCAGAGCTTAATCAAAAGATAGGTGGCTGTAGGTTAGGTGAGATTGTAACAGTAACAGCAGGATCAGGTTTAGGTAAGAGTCAGCTCACACGAGAGTTTGCATATCATCTACTGAACGAGGGCGCTACCATAGGCTACGTTGCGTTGGAGGAATCCAGTAAGCGCACAGCTCAGGGATTGATGTCCTTACACTTAAACAAACCTGTACATCTTGAGGAAGTACCTAAAGAAAATATGCGTGAAGCGTTTGACGCAACACTAGGAACAGGCAGAGTCTTTATGTATGACCACTGGGGATCAACAGAGGGTGATAACTTACTCGCTAAGATCCGATACCTTGCAAGAGGTTGCGGTTGTCAGTACATTATCTTAGATCACATTAGTATTGTTGTTAGTGGTCTTGAAGGTGGTGATGAAAGACGTATCATCGATAACATGATGACAAAGCTCAGATCAATTACAGAAGAATTAAATATAGGTATGATTGTTGTATCGCATTTACGAAGACCGAGTGGTGACAAAGGACATGAAGAAGGTGTGATGACTTCTCTATCGCAACTCAGGGGCAGTGCCTCCATAGGCCAGCTATCTGATATTGTTATAGGGTTAGAAAGAAATCAGCAAGATGAAGAGTCATCTAACATTACAACACTACGAGTATTAAAGAACAGGTGGTCAGGTGAGACTGGTATAGCAGGTCAGTTATCCTACTCCGCAACAACAGGTAGAATGTCCGAGGGTGTCTTTGACGACACACCTTTTTAATCAATCCAGCGAGATGATATATGTTAATTTTTGATTTAGAAACAGATGGCTTATTAGATGATGTAACTAAGGTTCATTGTATAGTCACACAAGACACAGAGACGGGTGATGTTTGCACATATGATCCAACACAGATTGATCTAGCCCTAGAGGTTTTAGAGAACGCTGATCGTATAGGTGGTCACAATGTTATGGCTTACGATATACCAGTGTTACGTAAGCTCTACGACTTCAAGTATAATGGTAAACTGTTTGACACGTTAGTAGCCTCACGTTTGATCTGGCCTAACATGAAAGAGAAAGACATGCTCAAGCGTACCGTTGACAATAAGTTAATTGGTTCGCACTCGTTAAAGGCATGGGGACAACGCTTAAAGTTCCATAAGGGTGACTATGGTGAGCAGGACGAAGCATGGGATGCCTACACACAACAGATGCTAGATTATTGTGTGCAAGATGTAGCCCTTAACGTCAAGCTGTACGAGTTGATCTTATCGAAGAAGTATCCTGAAGAACCTATGCGTCTTGAACACGAGATGAATAGACTTCTTATTAAACAACAAGAAGAAGGTTTTCCTTTTGATGTACCGAAAGCACAGAAGCTCTACACATTCTTATCAGCACGTAAGCAGGTTATAGAAACAGATTTAATTAATAAACTTGATCCTACTATCATTGTGCTCAAGACCAAAAC